GATGCTTCTCTTGGTCGCTCTTAAGTGAAAGACCCCATTTCTCCATGCGCTTCCACATGACCTCGGCGAGGCCTTGCTGAAGAAGCATGTTTACAGTGGGTTCAACAGCGATAAATCGGTCAATACTGTTGTCTTTCGGGACAGTCGTGCTACTTGACCCCTTAACCCTCTTCACCAGGCCGGAAGATCCGGACGCTAGCTCCATGGTTGACGGTAAACCGTTCAACCCAAGGAAAGCGCTTCGAAGTTCGAAGTCGTCTTCCAAGAGAGAGAAAAAGTAGGGAAGAGCATTACCGCAGTACGTCATCGGCATCTTCCACTTCGCTTCGAGTGATGTATCCTTTCGGAGTACACCCACAGATGCTCCGCCTGAGTGGCGGGAGGCATCATGCAGCTCGTGCAAAGGGACAGAGTCGCCCAACACTAGCGCGATCAAGTTGCGCGCGCGTCGTATTGTGTGAAGGACTTCGTTCTGCTGGACCCGCAAGAGATGAGAGAGGTTCTGATTTAGATTGAACATCTCACCGTTGACTTGAAGGAACTTAGCGTTAGCCTTGTTCCGACGAGCCAAGTTATCACCAGGAAGACAATGCTTATTCAGCAGTTTGTCGATCCAAAGGCGGCTTGCTTTAGAGTGGAAATCACTCTGGGGTATGCAACTTCTTAGGTCGTGCTGAAGGGCGTCTTGCATTCTTGGTCCGAACACAAGCGGATCGAAAAGAACTTTTCGAGGTTTCTTCTTTACCATAGGAGAGCTCCAAATGTAAATACAACAAAGACCGTAATGAGCCCACCGTCACGGTTAAATGAAAGTGGGCCAGGCCTAAACTTAGGTCAAGTTTAGTGTCTTGTAAAAGGGCAGGAATGTAGCGGTACCAGTTACCTGGGCCGCGCATTCGCAAAGCGCCTCTATTTCTGCGTCAGTAGTCTCGGGGTCGTACGATACCTCCACCTTTACGGTGTTGGTCGTCTTATTCCCGTTCGCAAGGACCTTGGGTTGCTTGAAGAGCATGGTAGCTCTCTGTTGCGTATAACCCCCTGGTTTACTTGCATCTACTGCGTACGGTTTCACAGACGCCTCTAAGAGACGACGGGTGATGTTCGCCGCGTCGGTCGAAAAGATGAAAGTGTTTTTGTTGCCCTGGGCTCCCAGGCTGGTGAGCGTCACTGCTGTGCCGCCCGAAGCTGCAACCGAAGCTGCGCCCTCTGAAATCGAACTGCCAGAAATGGCCATTCGCATTTACCTCGTTATGTTTCGTTAACTTAGTTAAGATGCAACCTCACAAGTGAGGCTGTATCTGCCATTTTCCGGATCTCATTGAATAGACCGCTTCCACGAGCTGTGTGAGCGATGTCTCCTAGGTCCGGCCACCATCTACTGCGAATGAGAGTAAAATCCTCGGTT